CTTAAACAGCAAGTTCTTGAAGCCCAAGAGGATTACTCTGCTTTTTTGAAAGTCTAATCCTTGATCTTGAGGAGTATGCAGAGTGGGATTTCAAACTCTCTATTCCTGACAAGAATGGTGTCATCGGTCGGGATCATGCTGAAAAGATCGGCCATGTCGGGTGGTCCTTTTAATTGTCATATTTGGATCATAAGATGCCTTTATGCTTCATATATGATCAGTTGTAGTTACATCGGGGTTGGTTTAGTTCAGGTGGTCAGCCCCCGACAGACCGACCACCCTAGCCTCACAACTAAGCGAGGATTAGTTTACCCTTTCGGGATATGTTAAACTGAACGAGTCAGTTTGATATTCGTAGCCTCAGTCGTGTCATAAAGTGCAACAAAAGGCATAGTGATGATGCGCGAAGCAGGACCATCTACAGGAACATCAGCCCCGTTAATCTTAACACGGGGGAACAACCAAGTGTAGTCCGAAAGGCCCGTGGGGTCATCTACAACAACTTGCAAACCTGTGGCAGTTTCATTGATAAAGCGGTTGATCAGGCTTGCATCTTCGAAGTATGCCGTGATAGTCCCTTCAACCGTTGCCATACCGTATTCAAGCTGTGGGGTGCTTGCAGAGCCAACTACAAAGGTAGGAGCCAAGGCGTTGTTGATAGTGAAGTCAATGCCAGTAACGATAGCTACAGAACTCAAAGAACCACCAGCAGTGCCAATGCTCAAAGCACCAGAGTAGGAGTCAAACGGTTGGTTGACTGAAGGTGCAGTCTTAACAGCATCAACAGACGTACCAGAGATAGTCATATCTTTACCGACCATGCTGAACGTACCAGTGACCATTTGGTTTGGTTTGATCGAGACTGCCAAGGAAGACACAGACATACCAGTGAACAGACGGAACTGAGCAATGTCTGTAGCTGCATCTTCGATAGAGAAGAATTTTGGGGTAGTGCCAATCTTCAGGACGTTAGTCGAGAAGCTATTAAAGAAAGCACTCTCAAGGAATGCATCATAGTCACCCTTGCGAAGGTCAGTGACAATATCACCAGCTACAGAACGGTTGCCATGACGGTCTACACGAAGCATACGATCAGGTTGAAGATCATTGCCGCTAACACGCTCTTTGGTAAGACCCAGAGACTGAGTGGTGTATGGAAGTTGGATCAACGAGGGAGTAACAGGGGTAGTGCCAAATGTTACTTCCGGTACATAAGAGAGGCCAGCGCGGCTACCTTGGGAGAATGCCATAGTTAGTTTCCTTTATCATTTGTAAACGTACCAGCCAACAGTGACTGGAATGCAGTAGAAGGGGGAGTCAAGGAAACTCGTCCTGACCTCAGAGTAGTCTACAGAAATAATCAAACCAGCATTGGAAATGTCTGTAGTTGCGTTGAAACGGTCTAGCAACAAGTCCGCAATGTCATATCCAGCACCCGGACCCAAGCCTTCTGGTGTACAGATCAAGAGGCTATAGAGGCCATCATATCTTTGTTGGGGATTAAGGCCACGTACAGCAGGTCTGCGAGATGTGGGTACTAGATCAGCCTTTACAAAGGGAGTGCCAGTTGTAGGCTCAAAAGGTACGTTCTGACGTGCAATAGAAGGGATACCTACAGTACCAGATAGGTGTGTATCAAGGCAGGCACGAATATCGTTAATGATTGTCATTGCCCACCTCTAACTTTGGCTATAGCCTCTTGAAGAATACGTGGAGCGTTGTTCCTAGCCCCTGCATAGATTTTATATGGGGAGGTTATCCATCGCCACCCGCCATCCTCTACAATCCCAGCATGTGCAGAGTTATTGCTAAGGTTTACCCTAGTTTGGTTTGCAGGAAGTGAGTCAATCTGGGTATATAGCTTATCTAAAGCTTGAGATTGCATACCAGCCCTACTTTGACCGGGTGGGTTGATGTACCGTATGTTCCCAGTAAACTGACCAGCAGAGGATGTTTCGCCTACATTATGCGCCATCACATATGTCCCTGTATCTACAGGGGATGGGTCAACAACTTCTCTTGCCATACCCTTAAGAAACTCACTTCTGATAGTCTCAAGGTCTTGCTCAATCTTACGAAGGGCCTGCGTAAATGAGGCACCCTTAATACCCCTATTAAGAGCCATATCATTCCCTCACTTGCAACTGATAGCACATTGTAGCGCTACCAGACTTAATCTCCATAACCCTAACAATGTTTACTGTGTCGCCAAGGCCAATGATCTGGTCTGTAGCATCAGGCTCTGGTGTAGCTGTACCACTAATCAGTTTGCTATCTAGGACAACCCTGCGATCACCACGGAGGATAGAGTTGCCATCAACCATGTCTGGCGTATAGTCGTAGAAATAGCCTCGTACAGAGTAGTCTGTGTTTGTGGTAGTCACAGTACCCGTAGCATCGTTATACGCACCAGCGGCCCTCTTTCGAAGCGTGAGGGCCATCCCATGCTCTTTGATGAGTTGTCTTAGGGTATACGGATCAAACGCCATCTGGTTCTTCAGGAAGGTATTGCCCACCTGCCTCTGTATTGTCAAACTGATTGACACTGAAAGCAGGCTTCACACGATCAGGATCAGAGTTGGCTACACCCATTGCAACTACAGAAATACCACCAGCAGAGATACCTAGTGCCTTACCAGAAGTCTTCTTACCTTGTGCTTCAATCTGTACAGCAAGTTGGTTGTACTGTTTTGACTTGTCGCTGTAGTTAGCCCTCAAAGCACCATCAAGGGCCGTAGTAACCATGCGACTAAACTTAGCAGCAATGGTCCTACAAATCCACACAGCAGCGTAGTAGACGTTATCCCCTGTCTGAGACAAGGCAAAAGTTATTTCTTCATTTTGGGACAATTCATCAGTGCTATCTGTGTCACCAATAAGAAGGCGAACAGTGTTCAGTCTCCCAGAAGCCGTAGTAGTATTTAGATCAGATGGGCTGTACGACCAAGACATATGTTCGCCTCATTAGTTAATTTTCAAGTTCGCCGTAAGACATGCGCCACCGACGAATAAGACCAATCTGTTTATCTTTGATCTTACTAACAGAACACTTCTTTTGCATAAAGTCTGCACTGTTCTTTGTCTTGGCTTTTACTTTCCCGTTGAGGTTATCTACGAGAAGGTGTAGTTGGTCAATAGAGTATTCCTCAAGACCATCACCAATGGAAATCTTTGTAGTTGCAACTTCTTCAAGTTCTTCATTGTGATGAAGCATATCATTAAAGAACAACTGTTGGATTACATCATAGGGGGTTCCAAAGAACTCCCAGTTAAATCTTTCGCCCTTCTTCCAAATCTTACCCGCCATCTGAATGCCATCTTGTTTGACAAACACAGGGCGGGCAGGATTGAAGAAGGGAAGAAACGGTCGGGTCATTTCTTCCACTCCTTATTCAAGTTAGGCTACAACGGTAGCGATGAAGGCACCAAGATCAGACGACACAACCTTGTGGTCATATGCCAAGTTGGCTTCCAGCACTTCAGCAACACCATCAATCGCCAGATAATCACCACGATACGATTTGATCGTGATACCATGGCCCGAAGCATTTTGCAGATCATCCCAAGTGAAGGTATAACCAGCCGAAGGGATCATCAGGCCCGACGAACGGGGACGGTAGTAGAAGGCTACAGACTTACCACCAATGAAGGCGTTTGCTTCAGTCAGACCTTCAGCAGCGGTGTCCTTCACGGCTTCCATAACCAAGAACTCTTCCACACCGAAGATTTCAGCCAGTTTGGCATCCGTCACCAGAGCGGTGTTGGTCACGGTAGCACCACCATTCAGGCGGGCAAGGATCGTCGGGTGGTTAACCAGAACGTCACGGACTTCTTTACCGACAACCATCACGTTGGGCTTGAAGCCACCCGACTTGAGTTGCACAGTACGCATGATGGTGGTAACGTCAACAATCGGGGTCGAGTTCGTGTAGTCCGACCACTGACGCACTTGGTTAGTCGAAGGAGTGCCCGACACACCAGCCCAGTCCGTACCCCAGACCGAAGCAGCAAAGTAGGTCGAAGCCCACTTGATTTCACGGTCAATCAGCAGTTGGTGGGTCAGCATCTGAGCGCCAGCCGAACGAATGTCCAAAGCTGCATCTTCGTTAGCCAGAGTCTCAAAGTCAAAGTCAGTAGCCAGCGAGAACACGTCAGCCGAGTAGGTATCGGTCGAGAGGGTCATACCAACGCGGGGAGCCTGAGTGCGAGGCGCACGAACTTGGACTTGACCAGTACGGTTGAAGCCTGCGCGGTTGTAGATGTAGTACTTGTCGGTTTTCTTAGCAACCGAGACTTTCGGGAACACGCGGTCAGCAATAAAGCCGTTAGCGTCTTGCAGGAAAGCAATCGTCAGGTTGGTAAGCGGTGCGTCGATATGAACGGCGCTAGGGGTCAACATAGCCATGTGGAATATTCCTTATTTATTTAACTAGAGTAGCGGCTAATTAGGCTTTAGCAGCTTCAGCGCGCGACAGCTCAACAGTGATAATCTGACCAGCAGCACCAGCTTCCAGAGCATAACCAACAATGATGTTAGTCGAAGCAGCCAGCTTTGCTTTACCAGCAGCATCAACTGCAACAGCATCACCACGAGCGATACCACCAGCAGCACCAACCAGCACAGTCACACGACCGTCATAGGCTACAGTGATAGCTTGACCAGCGGCAGTAGCTGCTTGCAAGGCTACACCATCAGTGCGGACGCTAGCAGCGCTGTTGTCAACTTGACCATCAGCAGCGAGAGTGACAAAGGTAAACTGCGAGAAAGCCGAACCAGAGATCGAGGTGCGGTTAGACAATTTTTCCGTAAATGCCATAATAGAGGCTCCTTATTATTTCTTGTAGGTTTCAAGCACAAGGGCACGGCCCTGAGCGGTTTTGATAACGGCGGCATATGCCTTGTGGAAGTCTTTTTCCCCTTTATCAGCTTGATGGCCCTTAACCAAGTCGTTCAACTTCTCAGTGGGGGTCTTCAAGTCATTGACGGCATCAGTCTTACCAACTTCTTGGAAGATACCTGCAAAAGCAGCATCAGCAGCCATCAGAAGTGCAAGCAGACTTTCGTCTTCACCTACAGACTTCAACAGTTTACCACGCTCATCAGCAGTACCCTTAAAGTTGGGCAGTACCTCTTCGGCGCGCTTACGGAGTGCTTCAGTCTCTACGACATTTTGCATCTCTTCTAGTTTTTTAAGGATGGGGGCAGGGATAGCCGACTTGGCAATCATCTCACCACCAAACTCAAGCATTTCTTCTTGGGGCTTAGCTTTTTCAACAACTTTAGCCTCAAGTTGAGCAACTTGGTTTTTGTAGGTTTCAATCTCTTCCAGAAGCATCTTATTGACTTCTTCAAGGGACTGAGCTTCAGCTTTCCACGACTTACGAGTTGGTTTTTTACCTTCTTCGTCCATCATTTCTTCTTCGTCATCGTCTTCACTACCGATTTCGATTTCAAGCTTCTTGTCTTCCTTCATACCCTTTTCGGTGGTATCAAGACCTTCTTTGGTTTCGTTTTCCATGTGTTCCCCTTCTGGGCTGCGCTTATAGAGGGCTACCTTAGCCAGTGGGTCATCGCCCATATCAACCAAGGAAACTTCTTCAAGCTCCAAGTTTACGAGTTCCGTGGGCATTACACCATCTCCTTCAAGGCCCGTCCACCGATAGAGAACGCAGCCAGTTTACCGCTTTTAACATCTTGCCAAACCTGATCGTCATAGACCTTCAGTGCAATAACCCAACCTTCGCGGTCCGATTGGATACCCAGTGCCTTTGCAATGTCGTTCGTCAAGGGCATGGAATGAACAACTTCCCCGATACTTTCACCAGTGTGCATTGACTTGGCGGTTCTCATGGAAAGCATAAAATTTGTAGCTGCCTTAGCAAGCTGTTCTGGGCGGATAAACTCCCCACTATGGTCTAGGCTGAATTCACCCTTGACAGTAGAGACATAGGCCCAACCAAAAGCTAGACGCTCTTCATCAAGTTGTTTCAGGATTTGACCTTCAACTTGGATTTTGTTAGTCAGCTCTGAAACTGACGTACCTGCTTCCCACATACGGCAAGACCAATAGCGGGCAGAGGTTTTATCTGTAGCTGTGTCACAAGAGTGACGAGCGCGGAAGTTACTACGAGCATCAGGATCATCACGGCGTATCTCCATGTTTGGATCACCAAAAGTGACTTTCTTGACGCCATCACCACTCTTAACGTACACACCAAACTTCTTACCAGAACCTTCAGGTAGACGGAAAGGCTTATCCAGAGTGACTTCTTTGCCTTGGTGCAAGGCTTTCTCAACAGCTTGTTTGGCTTGGGACCATGCACCAGCAAAAGCACGACTTTCAGACATGCCTTCTTGAGCCATCATGGAGTTGTAGACATTCCGAAAGACTGATTGTTGATGAGCAGAGAGTTTACTCCGAACAGCCTTTGGCAAAGCATCATTAGACGTGTAGGGCATTGTTTTTTACCAAAATGAGTTGTTGATTAGAGTAAACCCTAGTTCCATTGGTCGATACCTGATGGATTTGGTTATCAAGGTCAGTCTTCTCAGGGATAGCACCCGGAACAGGTGGGTTAGCTGTGATAAACTGTTGGTACACCTCTGTAGCGTACACGTTGATAAAACTAGTGTTGATAAACCTCCACCTAGCTACAAGACGGGCAGATTCATTCTTGTTACAAGAGAAGTCACCATAGGTGCTATACGCAGTGTGTCCAGCCGGGACTGTATAGATAGCCATTGAGGTACTGCCCTCAGTGTCTGCAATCAAACCAACGATTGAACCAACAGCACTGCCAACACGGATAGTAATATCCCCTATGTTGGAGTTAGCACCGTCAAGATAAAGGGCGCTATTCAATCGGAAATAGTTGGCTGCAACTGTCGCTACAGGGGTAAGCCCATTCAAAGTGACAATTTCAGTGATTGGGTTATAGTTATTATCAATACCATTGTAGATGTGCTTAATAAGCAACTTGTAGAGCGTCTGTGGCAACTAAACGGTCTGCCTTGGGATACGATGCCAAAGCTTGTAGCTGGAGATGTAGCCCCCCACGACCTTCGCGAAATTGCCTCTTTCCTCCGTAACCTTAATGGTGCAGGTATTGAAGTGCAAGAGCAAGTGGAAGTCGTTGAAGACCTTATGTCTATCGCTGAGATTGAGTTTGATCCTAAGAGTTATCAAAATAAACTTGATGAACGTAAGGTACAGCAGCAACAGATTGATGCTCAAGCTGCTACACAAACAAATACACAATAATATCGGAGGCAGCAATGGCTGTAACTATTACTCTCTACAATCAAGCTGCTCGCCTATTTGCAGATGGCAGTAACGCTTCTGCTGACACCTACAAAGTTAAACTCTATTCTTCTGCTACCTTCAATGCAGCCGATACAACGTTGGTAGGTATTACTGGCACTGAGGCAACTACGGGAACAGGTTATACTGCTGGTGGACAAACCCTTACGGGTGTAGCTGTAACCACAGTAACTACCAATGATGCTAAGTTTGATGCCAATGATGTCACTTGGACTGCTTCTGGTGGTTCTATTGTCGCTTCTTATGCAGTATTGTACAACGACACAGATGCCAATGATCCGCCCTTGGCTTTCATTGATTTTGGTGGTAGTCAATCCGCTGGGGATACTACAGATTTCAAGATTGTCTGGAACGCTAGTGGAATCTTTACTTTTACCGTTGCTTAATAGGGACTAAATTATGGTTAAGCTTGTAAACCGCGCCAAGATGACTACCATTACAACTGGTACTGGAACAATCACCTTGGGTTCCGCTGTAACTAGCTACCAGTCGTTTGCTTCCGCTGGCGTAGTAGACACTAATATCGTAAGTTATGTTATTGAAGATGGGACGGCATGGGAGTTGGGTACTGGTACGTACATCACGTCTGGTACAACCCTAAGTCGGACGCTTGTTCAGTCTAGCACTGGCTCCTTGCTGAACCTTTCCGGTAATGCCACTGTGTATATTTCTGCCCTCGCAGCAGATCTAGTACAACCCACAGAAGCTCAAACCCTCACAAATAAAACACTTGCCTCCCCCGCAATTACAGGGACTCCCACAGAGACAATCTTTGCTATTACTGGTACTACACCAGCTCTCGACCCTGCAAATGGTTCTATTCAAACGTGGACGCTTACTGCAAACTCAACTCCAACCGATAGTGTTGCTGCAGGTCAAGCAATTACCGTCATGATTGATGACGGCTCAGCTTATACAGTGACATGGCCTAGCGTGACTTGGGTGAACAATGCTAAGGTTGCTCCAACACTGGCTACCACAGGATACACCACTGTCACTTTGTGG